CCCCGTAAAGGTTTTGCCCCAACTTACCCAAGCGTTAATAATGGCATTATCTTCTATCTCATCGTACACTGCTTGTTGACTTTCCCGAAGCTCAAATTTGAACTTCGGGAAGTCTGCTTCTATTTCTAGACGCTTATCAACTATTTCATAGCCTTCAGGAATTAAATCAGTTCTTCCTATCGGAATGGTGATTAATCCCTTTTTAATTATCCCCATGTTTTTAATAACTTGAGGAGGTTCTTCAGGACTCCAAGAAGGTATTTTATAGGTCAACTCTTTATCTATGGACTGCTGCAATTCTGGCGTACAGTCCATAAATATTCTATTACTTAAAACTGCCTTCATAATCCCAAATCTGTTTTAGCTATGATATATTTCTTAACAAAATCGCTTCGTACAATGTCAGCAGGTTCGAAGTCTATTAAAGTAAACTCGTCCATAACTTTTAATACACGAATAAATTCTGTTAAGCCGTTTTTATCTAAATCTGACTGCCTAAAGTCTCCACAGAATATTACTCTACAACCTTCACCCATTCGAGTTATGATAGAGTCTAATTCGTGAAAAGACATATTTTGGCACTCATCTATTAAGACCACTGCATCTCTTAAAGTAACACCACGAATGAAAGAAGTAGTCATAAAGTGTACTAATCCTTTCTGTTTTAGTATCTCATATGCATCCCCTCTCTGAAAGAGTTCGATACATATATCTTTATAAGGCTCTTCATATACTGAAGATTTTTCTTTTTCATTACCAGGTAGAAAACCAATGTCCCGAGTAGGGACAGCACTACGAATTATAACTAAACTAGAAAACTCATTTTTTAATATATCATCAAACGCTAGGTAAGAGGATATAAATGTTTTTCCAGTTCCAGCTACTCCATGTAATACTAAGTGCTTATCACTTTCAAAAGCCTTTAGCTGGTTTTTTGTTAGTGGTTCAATTTCTTGTAACTGTAAATTAGCCGCTGCTAGTAGTCTATTCTTTTTTGCCATTTATATTTTTCTCCGAGTATTCTTCTTGTATTCTTCAGAGTACTCGTATAACTCCCAAGGGAGTCCGTGAAGATGTAGTATTCCTGCCCACTGCATTTCTTCTGCTGGAGGGCGAGGCACTGTAAAAGGAGAGTTGTAACCTTTTACATAAACTAGGGAAGCCACTTCCCTTCTTACGATCTTCTTTATTTTAAGATATTTCAAGGAACACATTTTAGTCTTATGGTATATAAATGGAACACCTTTAGAATCTATAAATGTATTACGAGACTGCTTCAAAATACCTACAAAACTATTGACAGAACGATTAAGAGGTTTCATAGTAAAAGGACTTTGTAGTCTTCTTTTACCTAGAGTTTCTCCTGGCATATTCTTGTCGTCTATTATCTCGTTTTCCAGAAACAATAGTCCGTCCGTAAGAGTCCAGTCATCGCTCGGAAGAATGAAAACTGGAAACTCTACTTTAAGAATAGTTTTGTACGTTATTATCACAAATACTGACCGTACTTATCTGTGAACTTACCCATTGAGTAGTCTTCACCAATATCAAAGTCACAGCCTACTGGGGCACCTGGAATAGATATGCCGCGATCCATTTGGATAAAATGCTGTAGTTTTTCTTGATACAATTCGACTTCATCATCTGGAACTTCTGCTAGAATAGAGTCATGTACAAGTGCAAAGATTTTAGACTTCATACCATTTGCACGAATATAGGCTTCCATATCGATACCTCCGAGCAAGTTAATGTCGGAAGCAGCAGACTGAACTAGAAAGTTTAGACCTGAACGAATAGTGTGACTCTTGATACCTTTATCAGTAGAGGCAACATTCGGCAATCTACGCTTTCTACCAAAGAAGCTGTATATAAAACCATTTTGTTCGATATACTTTTCATTGTGATTAATCCAAGCTTTTAGCTTGTGAAAGCTCTTGAAGTAGTCATCAATGACTTCTTGTGCTTCGCTACGAGTAAACAGTGTACCCGAACTTTTTGTAACTTCTTGACTAATCTTGTTTGCACCTGCTCCGTACATAATACCGAAAGTTACAGCCTTAGCTGCTTGTCGTTGTACTGAGTAGTGTTCAGCAACTTCTTCTACAGGGCAGGGAAGTCTGAATACTGTCTTTGCAATTGTACTGTGAAAGTTACCGCCAGAGCGGAAAACGTCCATAAGAGCTTTATCGTCTGCAAGTACAGCAGCTACATATACCTCAGCAGTTGTTAAGTCCATTGCAACAATCTTGTGTCCTGGAGATGCTTTGATACAGCCCTTAACAATTGGATTGTCACGAGGAAGCTGCTGCATATTCAGCTTACCACTAGAACTTAGGCGACCAGAAGTAGTTCCATGTAAGTTAAAACCAGTACGTAAGTGACTGTCTTTATCTAGCTGAGGAATAATTTTGTCCAAGTAAGTATTCTTGATTTTAGACTTTTGACGAATATCAAGAATTAAGCCTGGGACTTCTGACTGCTCCGAGAGTTCTTGGAGGACTTCCGCATCAGTCGAGTTTGCACCTGTTCCAGTTTTCTTTCCTGTTGGAGACAAACCAAGAGCATCAAACAAGAGACTACGCAGTTGAACAGTGGTATTAGGATTAAAGGGTTTTCCATTGATTTTCTCAAAGTTAGCTATAGCAGGATTCTTGTACAGAGTCTGTACTGCTTCATCAATATTAGACTGCATAAGTTCCTGCGCAATAAGAAGACGCTGACGATCAAAAGGAACGCCATTATCTTGTACGTTTAACAAGAAACGAGTACCAGGAATAAGAATATTATCATAGACCCAACACAGTTTTTTGTTTTCTTTAATTTTCTTGAACTTTTCGTATACTAGAAACGTAACTAAAGAGTCCATTGCGGCGTAAGTTTGCATTACATCAAAAGGAATCAAGTCCCAAGAGAATTGCTCTTTGAGAATCCCATGATTCTTACGATACTCTCCTATCCATTCATACATAGGCTGTTCGTAGTCTCCATAGGGAGTATACTTCATGGCAAGCTGTTTCAAGCCATGTGTGCCAGGATTTTCATCTATGAGATAGTGTAAGAGCATTGTATCCTCGATCTGAGGAAACTCAAAGTTAAAATGATACTCAAAGAACGCCAAGTCGAACTTAGCATTATGAAAGATTACGTGCTTCTTGTTAAAGAGTTCCTGTAAAAGTCTTTCTGTAGTCTCATCAAAGCAGTCTGTATCAATGTAAGCACCCTTCTCGCCGTCATAGCAGAGTGAGAGACCAAGCATATACCCATCACGAGGATATAGACCAGTAGTCTCGGAGTCAAGAGCAACATGAGTATAATCATAGTCAATTGCTGCTTGAATATAAGCATTCGCAGTCTCTGTATCACGAATACCAAAAGCTACGCTGTTATCAACCTGCACTTCTTGTTTGTTGCCTTTAATGAAGTCAATAATACTCTGCTTGGAATCTTCCCAAGTCTTACGAGCCTCTGGTTTAAATGCAAGCATTGCAGGATTAATTACAGGCAGGAATTTCTGGTCAACTACTTTGCCAGAATATTCTGTAACTGAGTTAATCTTAGTGAAATACTTAAGAGCATCACTACCTACTAGGATAATCCAGTCATATATGCTGGCATCCATATCAATATCACAGTCTCGTTTGAGGACTTTCTTGATTGTAGGATTTGAACACAACTGAAACTGATCGAACTCGAAAGCTCCATCAAATTCTTGTGCAAAGTTAGTTTTACTGGGTTTGGTTTCTATTAATGCAACCTTAGGCATATAATTTTCTCGCTAATTTAATTACTTGAGTTTCTGATAGTTCACCAGGGTCTATTTCAGCTAAGTGAATATTTCTGGTAGTGAGACCAACTTTCTCACACATATCAATTATTGTTTTTGCTGCTTTTTGTCCTGCGTCATCTCCGTCAAAGAATACATCTACACCTTCTGCTCCTTGCATTTTTAGAATCTGTAGCTTTGCTTCATTTACATTCTTTGTGCCAAAACAACACACTGCGTTTGTTAATCCTTTATCATGTAAGTTTAACATATCATAGATGCCTTCTACAAGTATTATTTTACCTGACCTAGCATTTACTTTGGGAAATAAAGGCATCTTTGCACCAGCAGGACTAATTCTATACTTTGGTATTCCATTAGAAGTATGCCTGCCGTTAAAGGCTACAATGTTTCCTGAAATATCAAAGATAGGAAAAACGATTCTACCAATAAAGTCTGGGTCATGATGCTGAAACGCTTGAAACTTTGTATAAGTTTCTGGTTTGAGACCCCGCCAATCCCCGCTGTAAGGTTCAAAACCTTTAGGCATCATTAGACCAATACTTTCTAGTCTTTTCTGTGCTATCTTTCTTTTTAACATTTCTCTACGTAGCTGAAGCTGGTTTACCTTCTCTTCATAAAGAAAAAATAAATTACCTTTATACGCGCAAGAAAAGCAATTGAATATACCAGTTACTTGGTCTATTCGCATACTTGGGTTGGAATCGTCGTGTTCTGGATTTAGACAGCTAACTATAAAGTCTTTTCCTTTCATGCTAAAAGGAATATCTTTTTTAACTAATAGTTCTTCTACTGTCAAGTATAGTTCTCCGGTCTGTAACTTTCTTGTTCTGTTCTTCCTAGCCCTAATAATACTCGGGCTTCGTCTCTTACTTCTGCACTTACTGCGTGTCCGAATTTGCCTGGGTCTACAAGATTTTTAAGAAATCTATATACCTCTTCTGACATCATTGGTTTTACTTTCATTACTTTCCTATATCCTTTATATTATCTGTACTAATTAATTGATATGCGCCTTTGTTGTATGCGGGAGCTAATGTATACTTACTAGAGACTTCTGCTTTGTAAGAGTCGTCTGGTCTAGTCGTGCTTCCTAAACTGCTAACAACTGATGGGTAGTTTACTGTCTCTCTACGATATACAGTAGACTTCGGAACATAAGCCTCAAACTTAGGCTTTGCTCTTTTAGGCTTTGGGGGAAGTTTTTTACGATTACGAGAGATTGGTCGATAACGGCTATCTGTAAAAACCATCATAAAGAAAACTCCTGCTATTTATTTAATATGTATATTATACTAAAAAATAGCAAGAGTGTCAAGAAATATTTTTAGATATCATCGATACTTTCATCTGTTTTAAGTTCAGACTCTTCTTTCTCTTTTGGAGACAGAGAGGTATCTGGGCCGATTTTCAATGAATCCCATTCCATTGTAGAGGTAAAAGAATCCATAGAATTGTTGCGCATCTTAACACATTTAAAAGTTATACATTGATCTTCTGGAGACCAGGTTTCCAGTGCATAAGCAGCGTCTGCTGCATCTAGAATACCTTTTGCGAATCTAGCTTCGCCACTTGCGTCTGTTTGATAAGGAGAGAAGATAGGCACTTCAAATTCTTGCGCCATAGCTTTCAAAGCCTTACTAACTTCTATTTGCTCTGTCCAATCGTACTGACCTCCGCGAGAGGGTAGTGCAGAACGTTTTACTTGATTGATATAGTCAACAATGACTACACCTACATTCAACGCTTTAACTTTTTTATCTAACTCCGCTTTGATTTTGGATATTGTCAAAGATGGATCGTAAATAACATCTAACTGCTGAGTCGGGAGAAGCTCGCAGGTAGTTGTCAAGGTACGATGGAATTTTTCAAAGTCTCGATGTTGCTTGTATTCTTTCAAACGCTCTGCACCGTGCTGAAAGCGGTTAGCCCACCATCCAGCAACCTTTTCCCATTCTGTAATACTCAAGTTTTTTAACTTTAGCCTCGAGAATGGTATCCCCGTTGCGATTGAAGCGCAGCGTTGAAGGATCTGGCGGCTGTCCATCTCAATGGTAAAATAGAGAGCAGACTTGCCTGAATTAAATACATTGTTAGCAAGATTAGCACAAGTTATAGATTTACCTGCCCCACGGCGACCGCCTACAAGAATCAAGTCTCTGGGAGAGAACTTAATCTTATCATCGTAGTCAGCATTGAGACCTAGAGGCAGGTACTTGCTTACTTCTTCATCAGGATCGAAAAGAGGAATATATTGCATATTCTCTTCTGGAGCTTGAAGATCTACTTTTTGTTCTACATCAAGTACGATCTGGTGAAGATGTGCAAGAGACTCGTCTGCATCTTCAAAAGC